AAATCGTTGTGGTATATCATCTCTTCCACAAAACCATCTTGTCCGTCTGGCACACGTACATAGATACCGCCGTTGGCCCCTCTAAAATACGGATGCGGATACTGTGGTATTACGTACTTACTAGTAGTTCCGCTTGGTGCGGTTACATCAGCAACGTGGATGATATTGTCTTCGTCAATCGCTTCTTTGACTCGTCGGCCCAATGATATTGGAGAACTGATCTTGTCTTTGTGGGGACAGTCAGTGCATACATCAGGGTTTTCGGCGTCAAATGTTTCGCAACGGTATGGCCCTTTAATCTGATCTAACTTTGCATTTGTCTCTTCTTCAGAGTATTCGGGGTGCTTATTAGAGATACGGTGGGCGGCTTTGTGTCCATCTGAACAGAACTTCGCAATCGACAAACCTGCACGCCATAAAGGTTCCGAACAAGTTTCCTGCTGTGTAGCGATTATGCCTAACTGTTTACAGCCATCGCCTTCCATCGTCCGCTTGAGTATGTCTTTGAACGAGCTTTCATAGTTGCCCATCAACGCGCTTTGTACCGCGTTAAATCCAAGAGCTACCGTATCTTTGACTTCGGATAAGAAGTTATTGCTGACCCCTAGAATATCTATGTAGTAGTCGATGTTGTGAGGTAGCGTCAGTTCTTTGTTGAGTACCTTTACAGGCTTGGGGTTTTCGTATTTATGATTCCGCGTTAGTGGTACACGTAGAATACGAGCCGCATCTGCGGTGACTGAATTGTCAATGTATAGATCCTTCTCCGCAGCAACTGCTTTGAGACGCTTCGCTACAGGCAACCATTGTTCCCTATCTATAGGTTGCTCTAAAAACCAATATACGTGCAGGCCCCCACCAGAGTTAACGATGGTTGGTTTAGGTAATCCGGTCTCATTACAAAACCGTCTAAGCTCCACCAGAGCTTCTTCTTGCGTGAGATACTTTTTAACCCCCCGCTGCTTTTCTTTTTCAGATAACTCACCACAGTCTATATCAAGAAATAAAGAGCGCATCTGTTGTACATTGTTCGCTTCTCTGTTCTGTGATGTTATGAATGTGCCCAATGCGTAAAAGGTGTTATACCCATCCGCATCTAGATCATGCGCCTCTTTAATTACTTCTTGTATTTCAGAATAAAATTTCTGTATTACTTGCTTTTGTTTGTTGTATGCGAATACACAGTAGTAGCCTTCGTCCCCTAGTGCTGTTCGCAGAAATGTTTCTGTATCCATAAATCTGCTCATTCCAGAGTCAGCTAGGCAGGAGCGAGACTACGCTCTTTTAAAAACTCCCGCCTTCACTGGGTTTATTGGCTAGTCATCATCCCATTCGGCCACGATATCATTGAGGCCCACTGATTCCTCACTAGGAGGGGGTGTTGACTTTTTGACCACCTTCTTCGGTTCGCTAACTTCTTCCGTTTCGGCCTTCGCCTCTACAGCTTTCACCTCGACCTTAGCATCTTCTTTCTTGTCCATGAAAAGGGTTTGCACCCCAGATTTCTGGACTCCATCGGTCTGCGAAACAGTTAACGTGATCGCTCTTATAGTATCTGGATGCTCCTTGAGCGCAAGCACTTTTTGCACTTCTTCCTCTTCCAAGGCTCTTACGGGCTTGAAGAACAGCTTCGGAGTAGGACTATTCTCATCGAAATACATTTTTGTCACTATGGCAATAGCTGGCGCTTTGTGGTTCGCAAGGTGCTTTGCGTAGGCTTGCATAGGCATATTGCCGTTCTTTATATCCCCAAAGATGCTGGTAGCTGGTAGTTGTAACTGATAAACGTTATCTAAATCGTCCTCCAATACCACAGCTAACCGCTGCGCGAAACGGCAAGCACGGGTCTGGCCTTGGCCGGAACCCTTTACATTCTGTGGACAATCCATACATCTAGCAGACTGCCGCTGCTCCTCCGGTACTTCCTTAGATGGGGTCGTTGTATCTGCCGACCAACAATAAGGGGGTTCGATCTTCTCTGGGTTGTACTCACTAGCGTAGTAAGTTCTTGATATAGCTGCGGCATTTACAATCACTACGTTCATGTAGTCTTGCTTACTTACAGCTATTTGTTCTCCACCAACAAATTCTCGGAACTTGCCACCACTAATACTAATTCTTCGGGACTTACCGCCGCCCAACGATGCCCCACTTAGTAGGTTGTCGTTTACGTCCTTCAGGGACTCAAAAAGTTCGGCGTTGATAGCCCCTTTTGCTTCAAAAATTGTCATGTCTGACATGCTTTTCTCCTTAATAATCCTCGTCAGCCGACGCAAACATCTTGTCAATGTCTACGCCCTCTCCATCCTCATCCGGTATAACTTGCACGGGCTTAGGTGCCGTAACCAGCGCATCCAGTACATCGTTCTCACTAAACCGGTAAGTCTTACCTACCTTTATGTAAGTATCCGCAGGGATATGTCCCTGCCTGATCCACGTCCTTACTGTCGATACAGAGACATGCAGCTTTCTAGCGATGTCCTCGATCTGCACGAACTTCCTTTCCATTAGGCTTTCCTCACTGAAATGGTGTATTCGGTATCTGCATTGAGACCTTTTGGCATCACATCAGGGTTCTCTTCTAAGAACTGTCGCATGTTGGTTTGGTTCAAGCGTTTGTCCAACAAGCCTAGTTCTCCATGCTCCAGTATAAATTGGTGCATAGAATCCCAGTCGCTAGTCCAGTAGCGCCTCTTAACAGAACGGTAAAAGATACCCTCTGTAGTTCGCACACTCTCCACTTTGTGCTCCTTACAGTGTTCCAACAAGGCTTGTCGGATGGCATCCAGTTTTTCCTTCAAAGCGTTGTCCTCTTCCTCGAACTCAGCTTTGAGTTTTGAACGTGTATCCCGTATCTTTATGAATACGCGAACAAGTTTTTCTACGGGAACTTTCTCTCCCATAACAATCTCCTCCAATGTTGTTTTGTCTACTCTAGTTGTTTTTTATATCTCAGTCAAGCAATTCCTTGTAAAGATCAATTATTTTTGTGTGTATATCTATTTTATTATCAAGTAAGTTGTATACACGTTGTTCTACGGGAGATCCTTGCAGTTGTATAACTGTACATTTGTGATCTTGACCCGATCTGTGCACCCTAGCGTTGGCTTGTGCGTAGGTTTCAAGGGAGCTTGTTGGCCCCCACCAGACCACCGTATTTGCTGCTGTCAGCGTTACACCGTGTGCCGCAGCTTGGGGTTGGATTACCAATACACGCAGTGTGTCATCGTCTTGGAAGCGTCTGAAGATTTCCGTCCGTTTGGGGGCAGATACATCGCCATGTATGACTGCGTTAGGTATCTTGTCTTTGGTTAGCTTATCCGCAAGTATCTGTATGACGTGACGGAACGGTGCAAAAACCAGAACCTTCTTACTTGACTCATCGATAACTTCACGCAACACGTTGTAGCGGTGTTTGATATCGAACTCCAAGGTTTCTTTGGCGTTGGTATAAACCGCACCAGACGATATCTGTAGTAGCTTGTTCATGTTTACCGCCGCGTTTGCCGCAGTAACTTCCTCTCCCGCAGCTTGCAGGATCATGTCCTCTTTGAGCTTCTTGTAGTACCGTTTCTGTTGAGGGGTCATTTCAACCTGCCGCTTGGTGTACACCATCTCTGGAAGGTCCAAACATTCTTCTTTCGTAAACCTTATGGCGGGTTGCAATACTCTAAACACCGTATCAGTAGCATCTCCTTTAGGCACCCAGCGGAACTGGGTAACTTTGTACATCACCTGATCTCGGAAAGAGCTAGCCAAACGGGGCACTGCTGACGGATTGACGAGCTTCGCTAGGCCGTAGGCATCGACAGGGCTTTGGGCTGCTGGCGTACCAGTCATCATCCACAACCACTTGTCACTAGTCATCAGTTTGTTAAGCGTCTTCCATCTGCGGGTCTGCACGTTCTTGTAGTGCGTAGCCTCGTCTACAATAATTAAATCAAAACCAGCTTCAGCAATGACATCAGAGACAATCTCTACACCGTCATAGTTAATAATGACGTACTCAGAGTCCCCCTCGATAATCTCCTTACGCTTCTTTGCATTGCCGTAAGCCACATCAACCTTTCGGTGCATAGCAAACTTAAACATATCGTCGCGCCAAGCAGAGTCCATGATGGATAGGGGGCATATAATCAGCACTCGTCGGATCTTCCCTTGTTTCATCAGGAAATCCGATGCCCATATTGCCGATGCGGTCTTACCAGTCCCTTGCTCGTTGAAGCAGAATCCACGCTTGTTCATAGTCAAGAACGCTGCTGTAGTCATCTGATGTTTGAACGGCTTGTACTGTCCGGTCCAGTCGTAGTTACCCTCGATGGGAGAAGGCACTTTGATATTTAGATTCTTCAATACATGGGATTCATCGATGCCCCACTTTACCAATACTTCGTTCTCAGCAAGCTGTTTGCTTTTGGGTATTAT